CCAATCGGTCGCGTCGTTGAAATGACCGAAACACCACAGGGAATCGATGCGACTTTTAAGATTGCAAACACCACAGCTGGAAGCGATGCGCTGGAAGAAGCACAAACACAATTGCGCGACGGATTTTCTGTTGGAATTTCTGTCGATGCGTGGGATAGCAAAAACGGCGTCTTAGTTGTGTCGGCTGGCAAGCTTGACGAAGTCAGCCTAGTTGCAGAGCCCGCCATTGACAGCGCACGCGTTTCCGATGTAGCGGCGTCATATGATGATGACGATGAAGAAAAAGAAAAATCAGAGAATTCCGAATCAATCGATTCTGGAACAACCGAAGAACAAGGAGAAGACGAAGTGGAAAACACCGTCACAGAGCAGGCAGCACCCGCCGAAACGGTGGAAGCTGCTTTGACTTCAAATTCGGCTGCAACACAGCCGAAGTTTTACACCGCGCCACGAATTGAATTGACTAAGGTCAAATATCTTGAAAACACAATTCGCGCGGCACTTGGCAACGAAGAAGCCCGAATTTATGTGAAGGCAGCTGACGACGCCACAAACAATCCAGCAATGTTTCCGACCAGACAACTCACAGAGGTTTGGAATCCGCTTGGAACAAATGTCAGAGGTTGCGTTGATGCGCTATCGAAGGGCACATTGCCTGACGCAGGGCTCACCTTCGAAATTCCTAAGATCACACAGCTTCCATCTGTCACCGAAGAAGCCGAAGGCGGCGCGGTTGCCGATGTCAATGTCAATTCAGAATTCATTTCTGTATCTGTCAAAAAGTTCAGCGGCTCTCAGACATTTTCCGTTGAGCTCCTAGATCGCAGCTCGCCCGTCTTTCTGAACGAGCTTCTCCTAACGATGGAGCAGGCTTACTCAAAGGCTACGACCGAATATGCAAACGATGTCTTGGTTGCAAATGGCGCACTCAATGCAACAGCTCGCGCCAACGATGCTTCCAATTTGCTTGCTTATGTCGCAAGCGGAAGCGCGGCGGTCTATGCAGCGACAAAAGGTTTTGCAAGAAATCTAGTTGTTGCACCTGATCAATGGGCAAATATCATGGGATACAACGACGCAGGTCGCCCAATCTACAACGCAGCCGCGCCACAAAACGCGGGTGGAAATGTCACACCAACATCATTGGTCGGCAATGTTGCAGGTCTAAACCTTTATGTCGATGCCTATAAGACAGGATCAGGCGACAACTCAATGTTCGTAATCAATCCTGATGCCTATACTTGGTATGAATCACCACGCGCAAACCTTCGCGCAAATGTCATCGCCACAGGTCAAGTTTCTGTGCTTTATTACGGCTTCGCCGCTCTTGCTACAAAAACAGGCGCGGGCTGCAACCGTTTTAATTTCACCTAAGCCGACTAACTAATCATCGATCAGCTGCGCTCCCGTAGCTGATCGAGCAGAATCGAAAGGAACGCTCATGCCAAACATCGTCAGCGCGCAAGACTTGCGCACCGTGCTTGGCGTGAGCGTTTCGCTTTATCCTGACAGCTATCTTGATGACATCATCAATTCGGCTGAAGCTGTTGTTTTGCCGATGTTGGTTGCCAATTCTTCAGCTGTTGCAATGTATGAAATCGAAAATAACATTCTTTACATCTACACCGTCAGAGCTCACAAATTTGTCACAGGTCAGAGCGTGCAGCTAAACAATTGCGATGCTTCCATCGATGGCACTTACACCGTCACCGCGGATTACACACATTCGCCCTATGTTTTCACAGCTGCAAAAGTCACAGCAAATGTGACGCTTCGCGCCGTCATTCCAAACGGATCAGCGACATTGGTTGGCAAATCTGCCGCCGATATTTATGCAAACAACGACGCTGTTGAAAATGCTGTGATCATGACCAGCTCTGAAATCTTCCAAGCCAAAACCGCCGCGGGCAATTCCATCGATGGCGTTGATTTTCAAGTTTCACCGTGGCGCATGAGCCGTCAGCTATTGACACGCGTTTCAGCCTTGCTCGCGCCATTTTATGAAGTCGAATCGATGTGTCAATAGTGCCTGCATCGTCGATCCAAACTAGCGTCAGAGATACTCTGCAAAGCGCGCTGTCAAGCGTGTCGGCAAATGTTTATGATTCTGTGCCCGAAGCTGTGATCCCGCCGTTTTGCGCGCTAGTTCCGAGCGATCCTTATCTTTCGCCAAACTTGATTGGCAAAGCCACAATCAAGGTTCAAATCAATCTTAGAATCACGGCAGCTGTTGCCTATATGTCAAACAGCGCATCGCTTGACAACTTGGAGAAGCTACTCATGAGCATTCTGGCGGTCATACCGTCAGGCTACATCGTCGGAGATATAACCGTGCCGTCGATTGTTTCGGTCGGATCGTCAAACCTGCTATCGGCAGACATACCCGTTTCCACCTACTACACACAAACAAACTAGGAGCAGACATGCCAACAAATATCATCACGGGGCGCGATGTGTCTTTCACGATTGGTGGAAACAATTTCGACGCCCAAACAACTTCGGCAATCCTGTCAAATGAGCACATCATCGAAACTTATCAAACGCTCGATGGTCGCGCCTATAAGGCAATTGACGATCAATGGACATTCGATGTCGAAATGCTTGCAGATTGGGGCGCAACAGGATCACTCTGCGAAATTCTGTGGGGCGTTTGCGAATCTGCACCAAACACAGGCATTTCAACCGTCATGACGGCGGCTTCGGGTGCTACATTCACCTTCCAAGTGTTGCCCGTCTTCCCATCGGTCGGCGGAGCTGCACCTGATGCACAAACTGTGACGATGAGCTTCACCGTCATTGGAACACCAGCGGAATCATTCACCTAAGATTGAGAAACGGGAGCAAAAATGAAACTAGCAATTCAAATTGAATATCAATCAGGCGATGTGGCGACTTATGTCGCTGCACCGCCTGAATGGGCAAAGTGGGAGCAAAAGACAGGCTTTCGCATTGGTCAAGCGCAAGAGAAGATCGGCATTTCAGACTTGATGTTTTTGGCATATCACGCCATGAAGCGTGAGGCAGCTGGCAAGCCTGTCAAGCCTTATGACACTTGGTGCGAAACAATTGCTGAAGTGATAGTCGGTGACAACAGCCCAAAAGTCACGGAAGCGGAAGCGTCAGCCGATTGATCGTCGAGCTCGCAATTGCCACAGGCATTCCGATGCCATATTGGCAAACCGCTGAAGACATTTTGACAGCGATTGAGATTTTGGAGAAAAATGGCGAGCACAAAGGGTCAAGGTAAGATCAGCATCGATGTTGATCCTGTTGCTTTGAAAGACTTGCGCGCCACATTGAGGTTGCTCGACAAGGAAACATCGTCAGAATTACGCGACAAAGCTCAACCGCTATCAAAAAGCCTTGCACGCGAATTGACCGTTGCAGCTGCATTCTCGGCAGCTCCGCCTCAAGCAATTTTGGTTGCGCGGTCAATTAGCACACCAAGAGATCGCATGATTCGCGTTGATGTTGGCGGATCAAAACGCGTTGGCAGACCATACGGCGGCAAAAGACCTGACACCAAAAGCACATCGGCGCAAGCGGGTGAGCTCTTATGGGGCAGCGAATATGGCAGCGGCGGGCAACCGCAAGATCGTGCAGGTCGGCGCATGGGCAGGTCACGATTCGTCAAAGGCAGAAATAAACGCGGTTATTGGATTAATCCGACCGTTGATGCAAACATTAAGCCCATTGCTGACGAATATGTGGAGATCGTCAAGGATATAGTTAAGCGATTGAAACTTGAAGGCGGTGCGTGATGGCTGGAATTCCAAAAGTCAAGATTCAATTTGATGCCGATCTTGACGGTCTAAAAAAAGGCACATCGGCTGCCGACAAAGAAGTTGAAGGATTTGCTGGCAAAGTAAGTGAATTCGGAAAGAAAGCCGCTGCCGCTTTTGCCGTTGCTGCCGCTGCCGCTGCCGCTTATGCTGTCAAACTTGCTGTTGATGGCGTCAAAGCTGCGATTGAAGATGAGCAAGCTCAAATCAAATTGGCAAGCGCATTGGAAAAAGCAACAGGCGCAACGAATGCACAAATTCAAGCCGTCGAAGATCAGATTTTGAAAACATCGTTGGCGACGGGTGTTGCTGACGATAAATTGCGACCAGCTTTGCAGCGTTTAGCTGTTGCAACAGGCGACACGGAAGAAGCTCAAAAACTTCTTAATCTCGCTTTAGACATTAGCGCAGCAACAGGCAAGCCGCTTGAAACTGTCAGCAATGCACTTGGCAAGGCTTATGAAGGCAACACGACAGCCCTTGCAAAATTAAACGCAGGAATTTCCACAGCTGATGCAAAGACTTTAGGCTATACGGGCGCGGTTCAACAATTAACCGATCTTTATGGCGGTGCAGCTGCAAAAAATGCTGATACATTTCAAGGGCGCATTGATCGCGTCAAAGTTGCTTTTGATGAAACAAAAGAATCAATCGGTCAGGCTCTTTTACCTATTGTGGAAAAATTGCTTGGCTTTATCACAGGCACGGTGTTGCCCGTGTT